TATAGGCTCGTAAAGGCGGCGAATTACCCGTCTTTCATCGGCTTTTAGCTTTCCATCGATTTCGCCGGAGCGTCTAAAAAGAGTTTTTCGGAACTCTTCATCTTCCATGCGCTTTTTATTTTGCTCGTCGATTTCTGCTTTGAAGCTATCGAGTTTTTTATCAACTTTGCCTAGTGCGATTTTTTTATCACCCCAGCCTAAAACCGCCCCCTTGCGGACTACAACTATTAAGGCAATAAATATCAGAATTGCTATCAGGGCTATTACACCCCAGCCGATAGGCGGTATTTTGTCTAAGTTTTCCATTTCAGATAGCCTCCCGTTGATTGTGGAGGCCGTCGCTCTTGTTAGGTGTTAGTAAGTGTTGTTTGATTGTCATCTTGTACCTCTACCTATATAGTCATTTTTGTTTGTGGTAGAAGTAAAAAAATAGGATATTTTGTTACTTATTTAGTTTTTTTAATCTTGCATAGAATATCGATTTTTGCCGGAAAGCCTCGTATAATCAATCCTCATGCCTCTGGAGGGGCGCTTTAATCATCGGTGTCGGGTCTATTCGCTTTCATTATGGCTATTGTTTCTTCTAGTGTTGATAGTCTTATTTTATTGTCTTTCTCTAGTGCATATTGCGGATAACCTACACAAGCCCCCTCGTGTGCTTTTAGCCATACTAAATATACTTTATAACCTTTCCAATCGGGGCGGGCTTCGTATGTGTCAAATTCTGCTTTGTTGGCTTCAATAAAATCTTGAATTATCATCTTTTTACCCCCTGTAAAATCTTATTTACTACATTCATATTTATATCATAATTTTCTACATGAAGCAACTTTATTGTACTAGGTTTTACATCTTTTATATATTCTAAGACGGCAGCGTCGCCTCGTGTGTTTATTCCGTTTTGCGGGTCGTAAATTGACAATAAGCCTTTATCATTTTTAAAAAGGTGTACCGTATGTCCGCCTGCTCCATCTTTCCATACAAATTCTATCGTGTACCTGTTTTTAGATTTGATATTCTCTTTTAGCCACTCAAACGATTTCTTGCAGGTAGATTGTGCGGGTTGAATGTATTCGGGGTGCTTTCCTGTTTCTCTGTCTACCCACGCAAGCCGTGTATTGGTTGATAATACATCCAGCATAGAGCCTTTAAAGTTTGGCAGCGTTTCTACATCGTACCCCCTGCGTCTTAGTTCATAAGCAACTACGCAGCTTTGACAATTACTCTTATATCCGCCGCCTTTTTTATAATTTGGGTTAGGGGCTCCGCCGTCTGCTTGCCTAAAGTTCATAGGCTTACCTTGTTCTATATCCGCAATTACCTTTTTTCTTGCGTTATCTAGGCGTTTTATTTCTTGTGCTTTCTTTAAGTTATCGGAATAGCCCGCTATTGCAGTGTTTATCCCTTTCGGCTGTTTGCCGGTCGGCGTTCCGACATACTCTCTTGCGCTGTCTCTTGCTATGCCCGTCTGCTTTGTGAAGTCTCTGGCTGCCGCTTGCCATTCTCCGAGCTTCCTCCTTGCCTGCGTACTGTCTGCTCCCGCTGCTTCCTGCGTTAATGCCTGCCTTTTGTATTGCCTTATTTTCCGTTCTACTCCTCGTAATTTTTGTTCACCTTCATAGCGTGATAGCTTCTCGCCGTTGTAGGTTACCGTCTTACTTGCCATTTCGTCTAGGTCATCGCCTGTGTAGTGTTCTTCCATCCCCTCAAAGTACGGATAGAATGAATGTCGGCAGTTTATACCGCATAGACCCGTTGCCGTCCCCAGCTCGCAGACGCTGTATAATTCTTTTCGTGTGAAAATGCAGCCCTGCCATGCTGCGTGGTCTGGTCTTGCCCCGATGTGTGCCGTAACTTCAAACTTATCTACTCCAAGCTCTTCGGCATTGCTTAATGTTTGATTGGCGGCTGTTTGGTTTATGCTGGTTAGTATGTTCATACGCACCGCCGATTCTATTGAGCGTATGATAGGCTTTCCGTTCTCATACCTAACTGTTGTAATTCCTCGTTTGCTTAGTTCATCCGCTGCGCTTTTCATTGCGGTGTTGTAGTCAAATGCCCCGCTTTGCACATCCATATAAACACGGTTAGCCTGCTGTACAAATTGCTGTTGCGATGTTGCCGCCGTTGTTAGGGTTAGCCTTGATAAATCGCTATGGCATTTTTGTATCGTCGATAGCATAGCTTGAGCATTGGGGGCGCTTACTGTCCGCCCCGTCATTGCCTTAAAAATGCGGTTATCGTTTCGGGCGTTTGTTTCCAGTGCTTCCGTGAAGGTTTCCGTAACCTGCCTGATTATCGCCTTATCGTACTTAGCCAATATACGGGCTATGTTTTTTTTAAGGCCGCCTGCTTCGGTTAACATTTGAGCCTGCCAGCGTGTAGCTTCAGTTATCCTGCCGAGCCGAGCGATACGTCTTGCCATATCCTGTAGGATTTCAGTTTCAAGCTGCGAGTAAATCTCGATAATGTCATCGGATAATCCTTCTAGGTAGCGGGGGGATAGCACTTTAAAACTTACCCCGCACAATCCGCCAAGCGATTACAATACGCTTTCTAAGCGGTTCGTTATTCAACGCATAGCGTAAGCCATTTAATACGGCTCTGTCGTTTCTAGTGATTTCTTTTCTTTGCTTATTGAGTGCACTCATTTATTCTTCCTTAATTCCTAAACGGTCTAGCCAGCGTGATAGTTTTTGCTGTTTAATAGTTTCTACGTTTTCCTGTGTTTTAGCGTTATCACGGCGCATTGCAAGGATTGCTAAATCAATACATATTTGTACATCTGCGATTTCTTCTTCTAGTTTTTTTATGTTTTCCTCGCTTTTTATCGGTGTCGGGTTTACTCTCCGCATTATTCTAAGTTGCTTTGCTGTTACCTGTACCAATTCCCCCGACTCTTCTATAAGCTGTTCTAGTACGGGTTCGGCTTTTATCTTACTAAAAATCTCATCTAGTTTCTCTTCGTATGTCATTTTATCTCTCCTTGTTTATTTTCTTACGCTCCAAAATTGAAAGGGTCGGGGGCGGCTTCCGGCTCCGGCACATTTGCCTTAGCCTGCGCTTCGTCTTCTCCGTAGAAGTCTCGGCGGTATTCCCATTTATTGCGAACGCCTGCGCTTACCTCGCTAAGTGCCATAGTCTTGGCAGCTGATACATCCTTGCGTGTTTGGTCGTCGTTCCATGTTACTTTGATTTTTGAATTGTTGGCTCCCAATTTATAGGCTGCTGCCATGTGCGCGAGTACATCGGCGCAATGCTGATACTTAACCTCGATTTCGTCTTCTATCTTGTCTACGATAGCGTATAGCTCTTGCCGTCCGCCTGAATACTGCGTTGCCGTCTGCTGTACGCTTTCCATGTCTGATATTGTGCCTTTGCCGATATTGCAGGTTAATTCTATTCGTCTTAGTATCTGCTGCAGCATTTCGTTTTGTTGGGCCGTCCTTAATTGCGGGGCGTGCTCTACAATCCGCTTTCCGTCTGTGCTGCCGTCGCCTTCAATCTGGACTACAAGACGGTTAAGCTCCGGCGTCATTTTAACGCCCACCGCCTCGCCGTTTCGTTTCTGCCTCTTCATAAACATATCACGGTCAGCCCATACCCGCATTTCTCCGCCTTTCTGCTCCCAATTCATACGCTCGAATTGCTCATCGGCACTCTTGATAAGCTCTTCCGCCCCCGCTATGATTGCAACCGGAACATTTGAGCCGTCTATCTTGTTTATGGCATGGTTTCTAAACTCAATAATCATGGGCTGCTTTACGCCCGCCCATGTGTATGCGGGTGTTAGGTCTGCCGTCTGCGGGCAGTCGGTCAACGCTGCTTTTCTTAAGGATCCGCCTTCATTCCTGTATAATTCGCATTCTACCGAATGGGTGTTATCCCTGTAAATATGCGTTTCTGTTAAAAGCCATTTTTTCGAGCCGTCTATAATCTCTTTTAAAATCAATGCACTTGTAAGGGTTCCGTCAAAATCGTAAGAGATAGGCAGGTAGTTCCCTAGCGGGAGTGTCTCATACTGTAGCTTGCTGTTACTGAAGATAGGGCGGATAATGCAACCGCCAAGAAGTGCTATATAGTCTACGATTTTATCAACATTCTTATTTATGTGGTTCATCGCCTCGGCTATTGCTTCATTTTCAACCTCTAGCCCGATTTCACGGGAGACCAGCATAGAAAGCCGCCCGCTTATCTGCTCCAAAACTCCGCAGGGTGGGGCTTTCTCATTCCACGGGGCTGCCCCGCTCATCATCTGCTCCCATAGCTCTATGGCGCTATACATCTGCTTGCTTATGTTGGTGTTAATCCCTGTAACATCTTTTATTGTGTTTGTGTGGAATAATTGTAATATGTTCATAATAAAGCCCCTTATTTTTTCAAACATTTTTGCCCTCTCGTTATATAGTCATTTATTCTCCGCCGTGCCGCCATACGCTCTCCAGTGAATAACGCACCGTGTCTATTCCGTGGTCGGGCTGGCCTTGAGGATAACCGCTCATAATCTCGCCCGTGCGTTTGTCGATTTCGTATTCAAACAGCGTGAATTCGTCTGCTATATGCGGGCACCTTGCGGGGTCGATTACGATTTTCTTTAAGCCTTGCAGCCACTTAAAGCCCGCTTCACGGCTTCCAATTCCTTTAATCGCTCCTCTTACATTACCGCCCCAAGTTCTAAAGTCTGCAATACTCTTAGGCTCTGCACTATCCGCCGTTATTCTGTCTCTTGCTATGTTCATTCCGTGAGCTTCCATGTGTTCACTTAATTTCTGGAACGCTTCATAGTTGCCTTGCTTATTCATGTACAATTCGTCAAAGATATAAAGCGTCTGTTTGCTTGCGTTAAAGGATGATGTACTAAATGCGAATGGATCAGGGTAGTAGCCCCAGTCAATACCGCTATACAAATAATCGAAAGCTGCTATCTCTTTGTCTGTGATTTCTCTAAGCTCCACATTCTCAAATACATTCTGCCCCGTGCCTGTTACTATCCCTAGATAGATATTCTCATAAGCCCGCAGGTTGTTTTGCTTTGTCCGCTCGATGTCGTGAAGTATTGCGTCGCCTAGCCATTCTCTTGGAATGTCCTTATAGGTGGTGTGGATTACCATTCTGTTTAGGTCCGGCGTGGCAGCTTCACGGTTGCACCAGTGCCGTGCTGCACTCGGCGGGTTGTAGCTCTCGAAGATATAAAATGTTTCGCCGCCCCTCAAGACGGATATTTTAATATTCTGTAATTCGGCGGGCGTGAATTCCGTTTTTTCTTCCACCCACAAAATAGCAAAATAGCCGCTTGAGACCTTGATTGATTTTAGCTTCTCTGGATCATCACTTCCTGCAAAGATGATGTACTGTGTCTGCCCGTTCTTTCTGATATAGCTTATAGGCAAGGCGGCTGTTTGTGATTTCGGTATTTTAAACCGTGCTGTAAGCCCCAGCTTGTTTATAGCCCAGACTATCTGTTCAAATACGGAGCGTCTAAGCGTCTTGGCTGTCTTACGCAAGATAAGGGCGTTGTAGCTGGGAAACATCACAATCAGGATGACAATCACCAGCGATATAAAGCTGCTTTTGCAACTTGCCCGCCCGCCTGTAAATGTGTAGCGTTCTTTCTTATGGTTTATTATTGCCCGGAATGCTTTATTATAAGTCATTGCAAATATGGTGTTGCTGTCAATCTTCATTCCGCACCCCGTCTATGATGTTAATCGTTAATTCTGTATCTTCGGCGGTTTCTGCCGTAATGGGCGGCGTTTCTCCATAGCCTCTGTTTCTGCCTTTGGTAGCAAGAATAAAGCGTATCATCGCACTATCGCCGTTTTTAGCCTGTGCGTATGCCTTGCCTTCTACTAGGTCAAGCCCTGTTTCCAGCTCTCCGCTGAACGCTTCCCGTGTTTCTTCGTAGCGGTCTATGTTGGCTTTTGCGGTATGCCAATCGCAATTAAGGACTAGGGCAACGGTTGTAACAATGCCGCCTGAACCTTTTATGGCTTCGAGAATGTCTGTTTTTTTATACGCTTTTCTTTTTCTGCCCATGGTTCACCACTTCGGAATAATCGGAGTTATTCACTTCCTCTCAATTTATTTTCAAAATCGATTAAATCTTCGTCTTCTTCGTCGGCTTCTAGCGGTAATTCCCACGCCCTGCGTAGCTCTTCCATTTGTCGGTCGTGGTCGGTCTTCTTGCCGCCTGTATGTTCATACAGTCTATAGCCGATAATCTCGTTTAGTTTTGTATCGTGCAGGCCTCTGAATAAGGCTTGGAACTTATACCAGTGCATATCGCTTGTAACTAGGTCTATTCCGTATTGCTCCAAAAATGCCGCATATATGTAGTCTGCATCTATCGTGTAGTCAATGACTTTTCCGGCTTCACCTTTATTAACTCTTGGCAGGATTTGCGGCGGGTTGCAGAATTGCACCAACGCAAAAAGCCCGCCTAGTCTGTTGCTTGGTTTTTTGTCCTTGTACATAAAGTCAAAGTCTTCAGGCGGAGTATCTTTGTCTTCCAGCAGTTCTAAAAACCTTAGCCAATATTTGAAGGATGTTTGAATGTAATAAAGGCCGCCTTCCACCTCTATGGATTCAGGCAGCCCTGTTTTTTTTAGGTCAATCATTATGCGGCCGTGAAGGTGTCGCCCTCAAAAGTACCTTTAATAAAGGTATGCTCGCCTGAACCGTTGAGTGTTACCGCCCCATTTGTAATTTCATTCAATGCAAGGTCAAAATCGATGTTCTCGTTGACGGTGTCCATTTGGTTGATAGTTACTAAAGCGTCTATCTTCCAAGCCTTGTAGCAAGGTACGCTATCGGTCTCGCCCTGCGGTGTGTAAGAGCCTTTCTCTTTGTAGAACACAATCAAAGCATCTCGGTGTGCGTCCTTACCTGTCGAGCGGTCATAAAGCATTTCAAAGATTACTTTGTAGTCTGGCTCGTCTTTAAACATTGTAAGGCTCTGCGATAGGCTAGGCTGATAACTGTCGATTTCATTTTGCGGAGTTTCGCTCGATATAAAATCGAATGTCTTTGTCTGCGGATTCATGCTAAGAGTGAATGTCGTAGATTTTTTTATCTGCGTCCATTTCGGCACCGTTTCCGTGCCCGTGTTAATAAAAGGCACTATCTTTGTTTTTTTAATTAAATCTGCCATAGTTTAATTCTCCTTAATTTGTTTCGGCGGG